CAGTTTCTGGTAATAAAGATTCTATAAACATATCAGCTTCTCTATCTGTAATTAAATGTTTTGGGTAGTGTTTAAAATGTTCTCTCTTAACAATGGATCTTAATCTCAATCTATCTTTACTAGAGATTCCATCTTGTTGATATAGTTGTGTCATCTAAATTTTTTAACTTTAGCTGATATACCTTTAGGTTGTTTAACAAACTGTTTACCAGCTTTAGTTCCCTTCCTCTTTGCTTTTGTTGTTGCTGCATACTCTGACGCTGTCAGACTTTCTATTGCTTTCTTTGGTAGATATCTTTCGCCTGTCTTGGAAGAAGGCTTTCCAGACTTGGTCTGCCACTTCTGCTTTGTCCACGACTTTAGACTCCTCTGCGATTTTGCTAGAACCATTAACCTTTAGATTTTTTTTTAGCACTTACACTAAGATCTTTAAAATGAACTACTGGTTTACTACTTGCACCATGTGTTTTACCACTATGCGTAGTTCCATTAGGCATTTTATGGATTGTTCCTTTGTGTTCAGTACCATTCTTAAAAAAATGTTTTACACCTTTTGCCATTACTTATAACCTCCACCTTTCTTTTTATATTCTGATGCTAGTAACTGTGCTTTTCTTGCTGACCATTGACCAGCATTACCACCTTTAGTTCCAGACTTTATTCTATTAAACAAACTCTTTCTCATAGTTGGTTTAGTATAGTTACCAGCTTCGTTTACTTTACTTTTTTTTTCCATAAGCCATTACTTTTTTACCTGATTTCTTTACTTCTTTTTTAATAGGCTTCTTCTTAATTGGTTTCATTTTCATTCCATACATTACATTCTCCTTTCTATTTTATCGTCTATTGTTAAATTTAATAAGCCTGAACGCAACCTAAAATTCTTATCTGCCCATGCTTCTAATCTATCAGTAAGAAACTTATTATGTAAGGATGCTTCCTCTAATTGTTTCTTTAAGTCTCTAATTTCTTTTTTAAGTTCTTTCTCTATATCTGTCATTACCATTTAACTTTGTTTGCCCAGAATGCTGCGGACATCTTTCCTTTCTTTATATTCTTTCCGTGCCTTGCCTTAAAAGACTTAGCTCTCTTTGTCATAGTTCTATCTCCTGTCTTACCTTGCTGACCAAAGCGTATAGTCTTAACCTTATCACCTTCTTTAGCAACTACAACATGGGATTTAGTTTTATGACCAGGCGTACGCTTGGCTACATTAAAGGCTTTAACTCCAGCTCTCTTGATACGAGGATCAGACACTATTTCTTTTTAAGATCAGAGATTATCATCCAAAGCAATAGCTTTACCTCCAGCTTTAAATCCTTTAATAATAAAAGATCTAATACTTTGTATTAATTTAGGTTGTAATTTTTCGGCAAACTCTGATGCACCTTTATTATAAGTTATCATTGATTTATTATCCATAAACCCTCTAAAAAACTGTTTAAAACCTAAAACTCCTGTTTCTGTAAGATAAGCATCTTTAATATCTTCACGCTTCATACCCTTCTTTTCCATAGAAGATTTTTCTTGAGATGAAAGACTATTATAGACTGAATTAAATTTAGTGTTAGCTTTATTTAAAGCAACAGCTTTGTATCTATTAATATTTTTATTTGCTGTTTCTCTTGCTCTAGATCTTGCACCATCTGTAAGAATACTTATTTTAAATAGACTCTGTGGTTTTTTATTTGCTGTTACCATAATTTGTACCCTACTCTTTTTTAAATCCTTTAAAGAAAGATTTAATATTTTTTTTTATAGAATTTATTAACTTTTCATTTCTATTTTTTAGAAAAGCTTTATCCATTTCTTTTGCATTACTATTAAAAGATATAAAATTATCTTTACCTACATAACCTCTTATAAATTGCTTATGACCTAATACACCTTCTTGCGTAAGATATGCTTCTTGAAGTGCCATTTTATTCATACCTTTCTTTTCCATAGAAGATTTATCAGCCAATGAAAGAGTATTATATACATTATTAAATTGTGTAGTCGCTGTATTCAAAGCAATAGCTTTAAACTTTGCAGTTAATTTTTGATTTCTTACGCTACCAGCTGCACCAGGTAACATAGATTTATTTGCTTTAACCATAATTCGTACTTTACTAAATAAAAATATTTTTACAACACAATCTTATACGAGCCTTTTTTTAGCTCTGTTG